TCAGACGACCCACTGGGGAGACAGGGACAGGTAGTAGACCAGATACCGGAGACAGTCGGCCAGGTGGTCGTCCTTCTTGTGGATGCTTCCGTCCGGCTTCCGTCTGTAGAGGTTCAGCTCCCGCAGCAGCTCGGTACAGCTGGGGTCAATGACCAGACGCGGATGACCCTGGGCGCAGACCGCCAGCCGCTCCCCGACGGCGTCCAGTCCTGCCTCGATGTCCTTCCGGGCTGGGGTCGTGTATATGTCGTGATCCCTTGCCAGCGACTCCCGCCCATCTCGGTCGGCGGGGTCGGCCACGGTCCATTCGTAGAGCTCGGCGCCGGACAGGTTGCGGATCTGGCGAGCATTGCCGGAGAGCTTTACGTCCTGGGTCAGCAGCTCCCGGTAGACCACCAGCTGGTCCCGGTCCACATCGAGCGCAGCCCACAAGCAAGCAAAGTTGAAGCCGAAGTCAATGGCCCGATACTTCGGCCAGTCTTCGGGGATCTGGCCGGCCGGCCGGACGTGGACCGCTCTGGACAGGGAAGGGTAGATCAGGCCCCGTGCGCGTGCAAATTTCCCGTACAGTCGGGCGTCCCGTTTGTGGGGCTCCAAGTGCTGGAAGCGGGCCAGCAGCCCTCTGGACCGGACGTGCGGATTGTCCAGCCCAGTGATCCGGCTGTAGAGGTGACCCGGCGGTGGGTCGTGGACGAAGCGACTGTAAGCCCAGGTCAGCCCCTTCAGCGGTGTCATACTCAGGATGGCCGGGCCATCCGTTTCTGCAAGTCCCCGGCTTATCTCTTCGTAGACGTCCTCTGGATGCTCTTCGTCCAGGATGGCCGCTCGAGGAGCATTGCCCTGGAATTTTTCGCGCCCCTGGGCAGCAGCTTTACAGACAATCCGCCCGCCGTTGGGGAGGATGACCTCCGCTTGGTCCTGCGCTTTCCATTTGCGACGACGGGAGCCAGCCGGTAGCCATCGGTCCAGCTTCGGCCGGTGATACTCCAGAGAGTCGTTGAAGGTCAGAGCGGAGACAATCACGGCCCGGTCTGCTGTCGCTGGACTCGCTGGGATGGCGTCCTCTGGTATGCCATTGATCGACAGCCAGCGCCGGACCCACCATTCCCCAGACCCCGCAGCCAGGGCCACGGCCAGCTGGATGGCAGACTCACTCTTCCCGGCTCGGTTTGCTCCGCCAATCATGTAGGCGACCAGGCGCCGACTGGTCAGCAGCTCCCGGATCGTGTCCCGCTGGCTGGTCCGCTCTTCGGGCTGTCCATGCTGGGCGCAGTCAGGATTGACGCAGACGAAGACACCGCGCTGGTCCTCGACGGGCTCCAGCTCCAGTCCGCATCCCCGTGGACGGTCCGGGTCCAGGTTCCAGCGGGTGCAATGCGGACGCCAGAGACGACCGAACGCCAGCGGGAAGTCCTGCTCGAGCTGGATCAGCTCCCCAGCAGCCCGCCGAAGGGCGTGGACGTCGACCCGGCTGGCTGGCTGGGCTGTCATTCTTCGTCTTCGTGGACGACCAGGGACGACAGTTGGCCCCGGATCTCTTCGGCGCGCCCCAGTGTCGATAGCAGCTCATCTAGATCCGCCCCGGTCTGGATCGGTCGGCGGTCCGCTTCTTTGTACTCCGCCCGGACGTCCAGCTGACGGTGGTATCCGAAGCGCCTCTCCATAATCCAAGCCGCAGCCCTCCAGTCTTCGGCGCTGGCCTGCTGGATGCGATGCAGGTTCAGCGCTGCACACTGGCTGCGTCCCCGCGAGACGGCGTCCGAAAACTCCCGGTAGATGCTTCCCGGCTCTTCTGATCCACGGCGTATCCACTCGAACACCGTCGAACGGGCAACACCGATGTAATCGGACAGCAGGTCTATACTCATGCCCATTTGTGAAGCGGCCAGCGCATCCCGGATCAGGTCTTTGTCCAGTTTTGTTGGTCTTCCCATAGCTCTATCCATAGCCTATTAGCGATCCAGACCCCGGACACGCCCTTCCCCGATAGGCCGGAGCTGGTCCCGGTCTGCGTCCAGGATGGCCTCCATCCGCCAGGCGCCCGCATCCGCTGGACGGCGCGGGAGGACGTCGGCGGGCGCTGGGGTCGTCTCGATGGGCGCAGCGCTGGACCGGCCGGCCGGCCTGTACCAGTACCAGAAGAGCAGGAGCAGGACGCAGGACGTCCAGACCAGCCCCAGCAGCCCGCAGGCTATCAGGATGTCAGTCTGTGTCAGGGTCATCTTCCCGGACCTGCTTGGCGTGGTTGTAGACGGAGCGGACCGACAAGCCGTACCGGGCGCCCAGCTGCGCGGCGTGTGCTCGGGACAGCTCCCCGGACTCTTCCAGCCGGCTGCGGATGGTGTCGTGCAGCCGGGACTTCTCAAACGGCTGGAGGATACGCCGGACACGTCCTCTGCCGATCCAGGGTGGTGGGCTCATCCTCTGCCCGTCCCGGGTTCGTGGTTTGGGATCGTGACATCGTGAATCCAGCCGGACAGCCGGACTAAGCCGACCAGATACAGCGCTTCCGATATCGGATGGGCGATCATGTTGTGGATGGTCCACATATCGGGCCTGTTAAACCTCACGACGAACCCCGCACGATGTAGAGGACCGGGACTTCCGGGGCGTTGGATGTCGTCAGGGTCACCGTCTCGACCAGGGGGATGGTACTGTGCCGGGTGGCCTGGACGCAGACGACCAGGTGGGAGCTGGTCCCCGGCGGGCCAGAGGGGAAGCGGGCGGGGACGGTCAAGACGTCGGCGCAGTCTGTACTGGAGCTGACCCAGACCGCCGTGGATGCGTACTGAACAGACACTGAACAGAGAAACCCGGGGTCATCCGGTTTTGACAGCAGGGTTAGCGTGTGTACGCCGTAGGGACTCGACGGGTCCAGGGACGGGCCGGACGGCGTCTGGACGGTCTGGATCTCTGGACACGCCGGAGGGACCACGGCTGGAAGGTCACCGGCCAGGGCGCCCAGGACATCCAGCGGGTCGGCGGTGTCGGCGCCCAGCAGGGCCAGGAGGGGGATCAGCAGGAAGCGCACGGGGATCTCCTAAAGTGCGGGCGCTGGGGTTAGTGACTATGAACCGGTGATTTACTTGACTTATTGTACCCCAGCGCCCGCAATAGTCAGGAAGAGACAGGAAGCCAGCATCCGACAGCATCCCCACGACGGGAGCGGGACACGGTCAGGGTTGTCTGGAAGGTCGTGGCAGATGGACGCCAGCATCCGACCCCGTCCCCGGGGTTGGCCTGTCGGCGGTCGAACGCACGCCCCACAGTCGTCTGGTCCTCTGCGGAATAGTGGACGGTCAGATCCAGCCGGCCGTCCTCGAGGCGGTCCGCCACCATTGCCAGTCTCCAGCGCTGGGCGCCGTCCGGCCCGTCGTCCAGCCGATACTCAACATGCCTGGAGCTGGCCGCGATGAGCTCCCGGTGCTCTGGGTCGGTCGGATGGAGCAGGACGGACAGGTCCACAGAGACGCCGTCGTGCTGGGTCGTGACCAGGGCGGTACGCCAGCGGGGTCGGCGGGTGTTGGGGTCGTCGGTCAGTCTGTACTGGACGGCGGAGTAGTTGAGCATGACAGCGGATAGCTCCAGGATCGTGGGAGGGGAGGGAAGACCGGGAAGGGGACGGAGGACCAGGACCAGCTGGCCGGAGCAGTAGCCGCAGACCAGATACCCCCAGCCAGGAGGCGGACGTGCTGCGGCGCGCTGTCGGTCGTCGACCAGGCTGGCCGGATCGGGGACGTCCTGCGGGTCGTCCAGCGGGCGGACAGCCGGACGGCGTGGACGGACACGGAGATACCGGTCCACGGGAAGGGTCCAGTGCTGCGGCTTTCCGCAGAGCGGACAGGGGAGGGGACCGGATGGCATCTCATACCACCAGGACGTCCGATTGTACCGCAGCCCGTCCAGCGTGGACGGGTCGGGGATGGGCTCATCAGTCCGGGGATAGGTCAAGTTAGTCACGGTCGTCCGCTGCTACGGGAGAGGAGTATAGCGCGTCCAGATGGCCAGGAGCGCCAGCTCCAGCGCCAGCACCGCAGGATGGAAGCCCAGCCCCGCCCCGGCGATCAGGATCAGAAGCGAGATGGACGCCCGTGCCAGATAGATCGTCTCCGTCGGGATCACCCAGCGCAGGGTGGGCACTGTCTTCCGCGTCCGTGTCTTCGGTCCAGTCGACACCGTCCACCCCCAGAGCAGCCGCCACGACATCCGGCCGGCTGGCCTGTCCTGTACTATAGCGATCTATCTCCGTCGGACCGAAGAGCGGGATAACGTGGCCGCGTCCGGTGCCCTGGGGCACGTCGTTGGCGTGCTGCCGGACTTCGTCCAGGGCGATGGCGCCCTGACGGAAGCAGACGGAGCAGATCCAGTGCCCTGCAATGCTGTCCGGGGTCGGCTCGCTGGAGCTGTCGGCGTAGTCCTCCAGCGTGTCCAGCCCAGTGTCCAGGAGTGCGTCTTTGTAGGTCGTCCGGCGTCCGTGGCAGTCGTCGTCCGTGCAGCGGGAGCCCTCCCCAGTCCAGGCGGGCCAGGATGGGGTCAGGTGCGTCCGGGCGTGTCTCCAGACATCGGTCCCGGGGTGTGTCCCCCTTAGATACCAGTCGCGTTCAGGTAGCAAGTCGGAAGGTTTCATGGCGTGTTCCTCGGTTATAGTCTAATCGTCAACAAAAGGAGAAAGGTATGGATTTACTGCTGATTTGGGACGCGGTCTTCGGCTGGATCTGGATCAGTCCGCCGGACAATCCGACCGGCCCAGCCTGAGTCAAGACAGGACACGGGCCAGCTCTACAGCCTGATCAATGTGGCCTGCGTCACACAGTCGCCGGAGCGTGTCGTGATGTTGCGGTGGGGTTGCCCGGAGCAGGTCCACGGCTGCGACCAGCTCCCGGATAATCCTGTCCCGGTCCGTCCGGATCTCGATGGACGTCCGCCGAAGGAACCAGCCAGGACTGACCCCGTCCCCATAGTGGTGGACGGTCAGCCCGTAGCGCTCTGGAAGGCGCCCGCCCCGGGTCCAGTGCTCCCACACTTCGATGTCATCCCGGTCCAGCTGGACCGGCGCCGTCCGGTCCGCGTTGGGGTGGACTTCGTAGGTGTAGACACGACGGGAACGCACGCCCCTCGGGAGCCCGCCGTAGCGCTTCGGCATTATTGGCCCCTCCAGAGGTAGGTCTGACCGCCGGACAGGGCGTGGAATACAGCTGCGACCATTGCCGGAGAGTAGAACCAGACCGGCCACGCCCGCCCGACGGGGACGCGCTGCTCTGAGTAGCCCGGAAGCCCCTCTCCCCAGACCCCGCCGGACTCCTGCTTCTCAATCTCCCGGGCGATTTGATGGACCTCCGACTCCGTGACCGTGCGGAATAGCTGGCGAGATACGAGCGTAGCCGCACGGCTTGCAGTCAGGGTGCATCGGTGATCGTTGCCCCGGCTGGCTGGCTGGCTGAGTGCGGGGACAATCTGCGCGATGGCCTCCCGGACGGCGACGGCGACCACGTCCCGGACCATTGCCTCCATGTCTGCGCGTAGCTCTGCGCGTAGCTGGGACCGCAGCTGATCCGTCGTCAGTGCTGCGGCGAAGCGGTCCCCGTCTTGGGTAAGGACTGCGGCGCCGATCTCCTGCATAAAGTTGGAGCGGGACAGGGCGTTGCGGATCTCAGCGCAGACAGGGGACCGGGACTTCATCAGGGCCAGGGCGACACCGGCCGGTGTCAGACAGGACAGCTGGCTGGTTGTCTGAATCCAGGAGGGTGACACAAAATTTGTGTCACCCTCAGCCCTCAGTGACGCCAGCTCACTTCCACGCAGGACGACCAGATGGACACCGGCCCGGTATTCTCTGGACTGCATGATCTGACTCCGGAGTGATCTCGGGGACATCCCCAGCAGCTCCTCCAGCAGCCGGACCGGGATCAGCTCCTGACCATCCAGACGCGCCCCCAGCAGCTCCCGCCCGCCGACGTCAATCGGGACCAGGTCGCAGGAGTGTTGCGGCGCTGGAGCTGGGGCCGGATCTCCGGACCGTCTGCGGTGACGGGTGGGGCGGTGATTGGGCGCCCGCAGGACGAAGTCCCGGCAGGACTCCAGGCTGACCAGACGGCGCCGGCCCTGCTTGCAGGACACCACCTTCCCGTCGATGATCCAGCCCCGGACCTGGGTTGGTCGGCGCTGGACTGCTCGAGCAGCTTCTTTGAGGGTGACCCAGTCCGTCCGGCTTAGGTACGGCTCTTCGTTGTAGTTGCTCATGTTGCTTGCCTCCGTTCAGATTGTAGACCGGCCGGCCGGCCGGACGTCTCTCCAATAGATCCAGCCCTTCCGGGAGCACTTTGAGCACGCCCAGCGCCCCACGCTGTCGCCGTCGGTCATGCCCTTCCCTTCCACCGCTCTGGTGTCCACGACGTCCGCGATGGACGGGAGCCGGAGCGGGCGCCGGTCTGCTTCCGCAGACGGCTGGACCCGGACCTGGTGGGTCTGACCCGTGCAGAGTCGGCGGGCACAGTCGCGGCCCTCTCCGGTCCAGCGGTAGTCCGTATACAGGATCATGCTCCCTTCCTCTGGGCCAGTCGGCGCCGGACGTGGTCGGCGGGGTCAATCGCGCCGGAGAGGACACCGTCCACGATCCGCCGGGCATTGTGGGCGGTCGGGGTCGGTCCCTCCAGCTCTTCGGGGCTGGGGCGGCTGAAGAACGGGCTACGCGGGTCGGCGTCCCGTTCGTTCCAGCGGGCTCTGGTACCGGTCAGGTACACCTTGACGTCACCGGGGCGGCCGTAGTGCTCCCAGGCTCCCCGAAGGTCCAGAGTCGGACGCCAGCCGGCCGGCCGGCTTGTCTTCTGGCCTTTCTCCGGCTGGGCTTGCGCGTAGAGCTTCTGTTGGGCGTGGATCTTCCGGCCCTTCTCACAGTCGCAGAGGACGCGGACGGACCCGATCTTGATGGGCGCAGCATCGAAGAGAACACGCCCGTCCACGGTGGGGAATCGGTGCTGGATCAGCGTCCGGAAGCCGGTCCCGTGTTCCCGCACGGTCCCGTCGTCCTCCAGGACCTCCCCGCAATGGTGACAGCCCCGGGACTGCTCCCGGCGTTCGCTGCGGAGCTGCGCCTCTACCGTCAGGCAGAGCCCCAGGAGCTCGGGCGCAGCTGGGAACCATGCGCCCCGGTCGGGGTCACTCATCCAGGAGCGGGTGGCCGCTTCCAGGACTTCGGTGGCGATGTTCTGGAGGACGTCGCTGTATGCGCGTTCTGCTGCGATGTCCCCGGGGCGGGGTACCTTTTTCAAGCCGGCGGACCGGCAATAGTCGAAGAGGTCAATGATATCGTCTGGGCTTGCCATTCTACACCTCCCACGGTGCTGGGGTTTCGTTTGCTTGCGAGGGTTCTGGGGTAGGTTCTGGGCGCTGGATTCGTCGGCGGGTTGCCCAGGTTGGGATGCGCTGGTCCGTGTCCTTGACGGCGGGTCTGGACGCCCGGGGAAGCTCCTCCAGCCAGGAGGTCTTGATCCCCTTCCACCCGCTTTCAATGGCCCGCTCCAGCCCCTGGACCACGTCCTTCCCTTCGCTGTAGGCTTGCAGGAGCTTCCGGTGTGTGCGCTCGATTTGTGCGGGCGACTGTCTCCAAGTCGACCCCGGCCGGACTTCGCACCACGTTGTAAAGGCGTCCGCGTAGCCAGCCGGAAGCCCATCCGGGATCGGGAGCGCTGCGGCTTGCTGACGGGTCAGGCAACGGGTCTTCTTTTTAGCCGGTGTGACTTTCTTAGATCTGTTCACAGATGGAGAAGTCTTGATCTCCTTCAAGTGATCTCCTTCCTGATCTCCTTCTTGATCTCCTTTGGGTACCTCTGTGGTACGGGTGGGGTACCTCTGTGGTACTGGGGTAGTACCAGGGTGGTACGGGTACCCGTCCCTCTGTGGTACTGGTACCTCTGTGGTACTGGTACCAGGGTGGTACTGGTTGACCCGCAGCCAGTCCAGGTCCAGGGTGTAGACGTTGGAGCGACCAGGCGCCCGGGTGATCTGGATGGCCCCCAGCTGCTCCAGCTCTGCCAGCGCTCGGAGGACTGACATCCGACTGTAGCCGGTCCGGAGCTGGAGCCGGGGGACCGACGGGTAGCAGCTCGCATTGCTGCCCAGGTGATCAGACAGCGCCAGCAGGACCAGCTTACAAGCCGGGGACATCTCGGCGCCGAAGACCAGGCGGGCGCGCTGCCAGTACAGGTCCCTCACTGACTCACCACATAGACGACGGAGATGACGACGGAGGGGATCAGGACGGTCAGCGCCCAGTCCAGGGCGACGGCGACCAGCTCCAGCCCGAAGTCCGGCCAGATCAGCCCGGGGACGGTCAGGGCCAGCCCGCAGAGTCCAGTGCCCAGGACGGCGTACCAGATTGTCACGCGGCCAGCCGGCCGGCCTGTGTTATAGTGCATTTGCGTTCTCCTTGTAGTGGGGCTCTTGCTTGCGTCCCTACCCCGCCGACCAGCTCAGAGGTCGGCGGGGTTTTCTCTATCGCCAGGGCGGGACTTTCAGGGCGATACGCTCCAGCAGGAAGATGCTGGACTCGTAGAGGTTCAGCAGGGTCAGGACGTGACCTCTGGAGATTGTTCCGGTGTATTCCCAGTAGCGCAGGGTCAGCGGGGACACGCCCAGGACCCGGGCGGCGTCCTCCAGCTCTACCTGGGCGGCTTCCCGCTCCCGCCGAAGCAGGAGGGCGACCCGTGACGGGATCACGGGTCAACCCGGGCTGCGGAGGGGGTAGCGCCCAGGACAGGGCGCCGGAGGGGAAGCTGGACCGCTCCAGTCTCAGCGTCAGCATCATGTCTTGTCAGGAGATTAGCTGCGGAGCGATCCAACGTCATCAGTCTACCCGCTCCAGCTGGGCGGTGGCAGTCTCTGGAAGGATAGCAGGCGCGTCCGGCTCAATGCGGACATCCAGCTCTACCTCCAGCGCGTTGACCAGCTTCTGGAGGGTGGACAGGCGCGGGTCGCGGCCCTTCCGGATGTTCTGGAGGGTGTACGGCGCAAGCCCAGCCCGCCGGCATATCTCCCGACTGGACAGGCCCGCGTCATCCGCTGCGGACAGGATGTAGTTGAGTATTTTTTCCATAGTCCATTGATACTTCAATGAGTCAGGGGAAGCAATTATAAATGTTCACTATTTTAGTCGGATAGTGTTGTATGCGTGGTTGTTGTTAGATATAATAGTCAGGTAACCAACGGAGGTTAACGTGGAACGCAAGCCCGAAGACGTGACTATCGACACCTACACCGAAGAGGACCTGGGCGCCGTCCTGGAAGACCACGCCGACGACGCCGTCCCCTACTGCGACCCGCACGCCGAAGAGCGGACCGCCCTCGAGCAGCTCTACTATCTGGCGATCCAGTCCCGTGACTGGGCACGCGCGTTCGACCTGGCCGCTCAGATTGAGTCCCTGTCCCCTTCCGTCTACTAAGGAGCCCGCACAATGACCGCTATCGACCTCTCCACTATCCTGTCCGTTCTCCAGGATGAGCTCCGGCAGCTGGCCGGCGGATACCATCCCGCTCTGGCCCACGCCCGCCCGGACGACGTCCTGGCCACGATCGTCTCCGGCGCGTACCGGGCTGGCCTGGGCGCCGACGACCTCAACCGGGCGCTCCTGGCATCCGGCGTAGAGCTGCGCGGACTGGCTACCCTCCGGCGTGTCACCCTGACCCCCCTGGCCCTCCGGTCTGACGGCTGGGTCCGGCTCTGGGCAAACCGGCTCCCGCGTGTCCTGATCGCTGCTGGTCGGGGCGCTGTCCCCTACACCGCAGCCGGACGCAAGTACACCCGTACCGAAGTCAACGAAGTCGTCCACTGGTGTGTCGTCGCCCAGTGTGAAGCCAACGGTCTGGAGACGACCCCGGCAAACTTCCTCCAGCTGGCCAACTGGGGACTGGATCAGCTGTATCCGGAGTATCAGCGGCGGACAGGCAAGGTCCACCCCTGTCAGGAGCGTGTCCGGGACCTTCTCAGCCACCTCAACGTCCAGACCTGGCCCCTGTAGCCGGCCGGCCGGCTGGCCTGACTTCCCCTTCATCCATGCCCCAGGGTCCGACGCCCTGGGGTTCTTCGTTGTGTGACTAAAATAAATATCAGAAACCCCTTGACCGTCCGTACTGGCTAATATAAATAACAAACATCGGGGCGGACAAATAGCCCGACCCGGTCCCAGAGAGCTGGCGATAACGGCCAGCGTCAGTCCAAATGGGCGGGCGCATAGCGAAGACGAAGGGACACAGCACGACACGCCCCGCAGGGGCACGCAAGCAAGCAAGCAAGGAGCACACCATGACACACGAAGAGACTGAGGCATTGGAAGAGCTGCTGGGCGACCTCGCACCGCAGCACGACAGCCCCGAAGCGGTGGACGCTATGCTCTGGGACCTCGACGCCGACGAAGACGACGAAGAGTATCTGGAGTATCTGGCAGCTCAGGAAGTCCTCCACGCCACACACGGCGCGGACGCTTCCCACTACTGACACCGAACCAGGGCGCCCTCCCCAGCTGGAGGGCGCCCGCATAGGAGGACACACCAATGACCGAAGCAGAGAAGATCGCAGAGCGCTACGGCGACGACGGACAGCGCTGGGAAGATGACGACGGCGTCAACATTGTTGACCTGCTGAACGACGTCAAGACCAGCCGGTGGGACCGGCGGGACGGGATGGACGTCTGGGAGCTGGAGGACGGATCGCTGATTGTCACTTGTGACGGCTGGTGGGACGTGGTCACCGTCAACGGCTCCCGCTGGGAGGACTCCAACGGGGAGCCCCTGGCAGACCTCTACGACTGCGGGACGCCGAAGGGCTGGGGGTACCGGGCATGAGGACGGACTTCGAAGACCTGTTCTGGGAGCTGGAGGGCGCCGGCCTGGCTGTCGCCCTCTACCACGACCCGCCGGAGATTGTCTGTCACAAAGGAGCGGTCATCACTCCGGAGCCCGACGGACACGGATGGAGACTGACCCTGGGCACTGTCCCGCTCGACTTTACAGCGCACACAAGCACCAAAATGGTTTACCTACTGAGGAGATACAACCGATGACACCACATTATCCTGACCTCTCCAACGCTACCCGGGAAGAGCTGCTGGTTCGGCTCCAGGAGGTCCGCTACATCAACACGGTCCTGCATCAACAGATTGTAGCGGAGCGGGAGCGCGTTAAGGAGATGGCGACTCAGCTGCACGCCATGAAGAAAGCAGCGGCAGAGTAAGCCAACCACGGCGACGAAGACGAAGACGAAGACGGCCCCGGGGCAAACACCCCGGGGCCTTTTTTGTTTGCTGAATCCACAAGAAACCCAGGACCAGACTACCGGCCGGCCGGCCGGCCTGTCAAGCCCCAGCAGCGATCAAGGCATCCAAGACCAGGCGGGCGATCTGGCGTGATGTCGCTTCGCTGGGGGAGCTGGAGGAGCTGGGGGAGTAGGAAGCCAGGAGCGTGGACACCTCAGACTCCGACAGGACCACGGGGATCTGGTAGCCCTCGACGACGAAGTATGCGCCGACGGTGGATTGACCGCTGACGGACATGGACTGGACTTCGTCTTGATTGACTTGCATTGTGGACCTCTCAGATCGTGACGTTCAGTGACAGGGCTTGGAGCCGGACGGAAAAACGCTGCTGGTCGTCTTCGGCGACAGTAACGGAGCCCTCGGTCCCGACGCCGACGAAGAGGTATTGGTTCGCAGTGCTCGCCAGCGCTTCGTCCTGTCTTTTGGCGTAGTGAAGAGTCGAGTTGACCAGGCCGGCGGACGTCAGGTTAGCCGCCTGTCCGCCCAGCATATTGCGCCCACCCCGGAAGACGTTCCCGCTCAGGGTGTCATTGCTGGCGCTATCTGCGGCGTTACGGGTATTTTCGCAGAATACGCCCCCGCCCGGGTTGCCCGTCGTGGTCTGGTAGACGATCCCGCCGGAGGCGTCTATCGTGGACGCGGTGACGCTGGTTGGATCAGTGCAGACACCGAAGACAAATTGATGGTTGAAGTCCTTGACGGTCGTGTCCGTCTTCCCCAGGAAGAAGGCGTTGATGAGGTTGTCCGATGTGATCTGGTTTCCGTCGATGCTTAGGAGCTTGTACCAGCGGGGTGCTCTGATCGTGGCTCCAGAGTGCCAGACATTATTGGTGCTTGCAGACGCCGCGTACCAGGTGACGGTATTGTATCCGCCGGAGTGCGACACGCCCTTGACCAGGCTGTCCGGGTCGTACAATGCCCAGCTGCCGTCCGTCAGGTCTACCAGATCCGGCGACACGTTGTAAAAGCTGGTCCCAGCAGCCGCCCCAGCTGGGCGTCCAGCCATCGGATACATACTCACGCGGTCACCCGGTAGAAGATGTTCTGTGTCCCACGTCCGGAGCCGGTCGCAAAATACACGACCTTATCCCCGGTGTTATCGGTGTTTTCACGCCGGTAGACCTCAACCCAGACGCTATTGGGGAGCGTGACGGCGTCCGTGCTGTTCCCAATGCTGAAGGTTCCGTCCGTGTTGTCGCTGAGGTAGACGTTCAGCGCTTGGGCACGGTCCCCGATTGTGATTGAGTTTGCGGACATCGTCTCTGTTGTGGACAGTGTCCCCGTTCCTTCCAGGTCTACGGTTGCAGTAGCCATTTATTTGTCCTCCCCAGCCGGCCGGCCGGTCAGTCTGTGTAGTGTGCGGGCGACCAGCTCCCGGACGGCGCGTAGTCTCCAGGTCAGGTGCGCAAACGGCGTCCACTCTGCGGGCAGCTCTGCGTCAGGGCGGACCCGGGCGCCTGGTTGGGGCGTCCAGCCTCCGGCCGGTGTCACGGTGACCCGCTCCCGCTTCCAGGTTGCTCTATCCACGGCCGCCTCCCTTGCGCTCAGTGACTTCAATGGCCCGGTCCAGTCTGCTATGGAGCTGTTGGAGCGGTGCCAGCAGGCGCTCCAGAGACTGGTCCCGCTTGTGGTTGTGGAGCTCGGACTGGAGCCGGGACACGTCCTCTTTTGCGCTCGTCGCGATTGCCCGGACCAGCGTGACGTCGTTGGACAGCTTGTCCAGCTTGGACTCCAGGCGGTCCACGGTGCTCTGGTAGTGCTCCAGTCGGTCCTGAAGGATCTGGTCCGCGTTGTCGCGGGCGATAGCAGCGGCCGCCTTCGCGGTCAGATGCTCCCGCCCTTCCAGCCCGGTCCGGTGCCTCTGGTACCAGATCCCGGTCCCGCCCAGGGCGGTGATCAATGCGGCGACGATGGCGCCGACGGCGTTGGGGTCCACGCCAGGAGCAGCCCAGGCCGTCGAAGGGACGGCCAGCAGGACGGCCACGACGACAGCCTGGATCAGCATCAGATCCCCCCGTCCATCCCCCATCCGCCCGGGTCGCTGGTGACCTCGAGGGCGGACGGGCGGGACTCGGGGACGTCCACGACGGACACCGAAGCGGCGACCGGCTGGCCGGCTGGCCTGCGATTGTCCACGATCCTGGGGAAGCGGCCCCGGACTTCGCCCAGGGTGGGGATGTCACCACGGCGACGACGGCGCCGACGTGCAGCCCGGACGAAGAGCCGGAGCAGCTGCTCTATTGCCAGCCCGTCCAGCAGCTCCACGATCTGACCAGCCAGCCCCGGGAGGACTTTCTCCCAGTCCACCGCGTCGTCCAGCTTTCCGGCCAGGAGCGGGACGGAGTCCACATAGCGGTCCCGGATCTCCTCATAGACCAGCTCTTCGTCCAGGCCCATCTCGAAGAGGTCCAGCGCTTCCTGGACGATCTTGGGGCGTGCTTTCTGGATTGCTGCTTTTAGCTGTCGCAGTCGCTCCTGGGCGGCTTGTAGGATCTTCGTCTTCATAGGGGTGGGCTCCATTAGGTGGGGTTGACGTACAGGGCGTCCTTTGCCAGTGATAGCAGCGCCTTTCGGTCGTTGATACCGTTTGTTCCGCCGTTGATCGCACGGGTGACGGCCCGCAGGTCGTCCCGGTCGGCGTTGGCGTTTATGTTGCGGTCCAGCCAGTAGAACGCCGCCAGCCTGTAGGCGACCTCTGGAAGCGCGGCCAGCTCCGGCTGACGCTCCAGATCCAGACCCAGATAAGCGCCGGCCCGCCGATAGTTGGCCCGCCCGGTCAGCTGGATGACTCCGCGTCCCTTGTAGCGGCGACCGTCGCCCGGTTCGGTGTTGCCCAGGTCCTTCCGGCCCTCGTAGGCGTCCCCGCTGGCATACTCCGTAAGGGCCTTAAAACGGTCGCTTTCATGCGCGATTTGAGCGATAAAATGCGCCGTTCTAAGGGGTGTGGCCGCTATTTCGTATGTAGCAGCCTGTAAAAGCCTTAAATGCTCGGCGGGGAAGGTCTTCGCAATCTTCCGAAGGTCCCCCAGCTCCAGCCAGTTGACGCCGGAGATGACCCTGGCCAGTCTGCGGTCCAGATCAGCGACCAGGACGCCGGATATCTGGCCCGTCGGACGCAGTCCTGCGGCCCGCTCTGCGGCTTTGATTGCAGATGCAGTCCTGCGGCCCGCGACACCGTCCAGCGGTCCCGGCTCATAGCCCAGGCGGGCCAGGGTATGCTGGACCCGCAGGATCACGACTGCCCACCGATGGACGCAGCAACGATCCGATAAAGAAGCGGCCGACCGTCCGGCCCGTTCCGGGCTGCATAGGCGCTGATCGACTCGATGTAGATTGGCCCGGTCAGTCCTTCCCGAAGCAGGGCGGGGAAGTCTGCGGCGTCCGCGTTGGGACGGAGCGGGGACGACGTCGGCGCCCTCCAGCTCTGACCCTGGAAGGGCTCGGGGACGTGGTCAACAACAAAGGTCTGGAGCTTGGGCAATGTGGTTTCTCCTTAGACTCTGTATACCGTAACTGCGACCGATAGCGAAACGCTCCCGGCGGTCGTTGCCATCGTGATCCCTACCGTGACAACCCCTTTCGCGCTGACCCACGCTGCTGGAGCGCTGCGGACGGTGCTGGGGGCGTTCTGTGCCAGCCCCACCACGACCAGGTCCCCGACTCGGGCGTCCGCCACATTGATGGTATCCGTTAGCCATGCGTTGGGGATGCCCGGGTTGTCCACGTTGATCGTGTCCGTCTTCAGTGCTCGCAGACGGGGACCGCCGACGGGCTCCGGGAGCAGACGGAGCCGGCGGGAGCCCAGGGCCAGGACCAGCTGCTCCGAAGCAGCGTCAAGATACAGGACCGGCCGGCCGGCCGGCGGGTCGGGGATCTCCCGCAGTCTGGGGAGCGCCAGGCAGGACGCCAGGATTCCGCGTAGTCTGCTCATGTCCCGCCGTCCTCCGTGATGTCCAGCGGAAGCACGGCCAGGGTCAGGCGCGTCCTGTTGGCCCGTAGGTCCATTTGTTCCCGGATGACGAAGACCGGCCGGCCGGCGTAGCCGTCCCGCGTCCCATCCAGCCGTCCATACGCGGCAGAGCTGGTCAGGTGGATGACGTCCCCAGGGGCATAGGAGCGCAGACCCCAGACCGTAACCTCCACATACTCCGGGCATAGGTGGCCCCAGGGCGCCAGCCGGTCCCGGGTCTCCACGGCGATGTCTGCCGCATTGGACCGGGCTATCGTCTGATCGACCAGATCATAGGGCAGCTCCTCCCGGCTGGGGAGGGTCGTGGTGTTGCTGACGGAGCTGGACACGCTGGTTCCGTGGTAGACCCGGACGGCGGTGAAGGTTTCCGGGACGTCGGCGGGGTACCAAGTGACGCTGGGGACTTCGGCCAGGTCGTCGTCTGATAGGTCCGCTACCTGCCGGTTCAAGCCGGCCGCGTTGGGGTCACGGGCGACCCTGGGCACGATCATGCCCTCCCGGACGCAGATCCAGATCCCAGCAGCGCCCCAGGTCTGGGCGATCCACGCGGCGGGGTCGTCTATTTCCTGCTCTACAATCAGTCTCCAATGGTAGCTGCCGGAAGACAGGGCCAGTATCCGCTCCGCTTGCGCCCAGGCGCCCAGGTCGAAGAGCTCCGCAGGGATGGCCAGCCCCCACTGCTGGGGGTAGATGTCGGCGGGTCCATTGGACCCGGTCCCGGTGCTGGTCAGGACACGCCGTAGAATGTCCAGCGGATGGCCCTCGAGCAGCACCGCGCTGGACACCCGGTTGCCAGCTGCGGCGTCCCCTTCGGTCGTGCCATACTGTCCGGAGCTGGACAGCCCGGACAGGGTGGACACGGACTGTCCGGTGAAGCTCAGATAGAAGTCATCCCCGCTGTCCGGTGTGACCCGGACCGCGCCTTCCTGTCCAATCTCTGTCAGGAAGCGGCCGGCGGTGCTTCCGGTGATGGTCAGGCTGCTGTCCCCGGCGGTGTAGTCGCTGGCCAGTGTGTCCTGCTGACCGGCGCAGCCATAGAAGAGCCGCTGGCGGACGTCCGACCCGCTCCCGACGGTGGACGGGCGTGTCCGAAGTCCGGTCTGGAGGTCCCAAATATCCACCCGGAAGGTAGACGGGTGCCCATCTTGCCGCACGCTGTATACCCGCCCCAGACGAAGGGGCTGATAGTCGCTCCGACTGTAGCCCGTCTCTCCGATACTCAGCCGGACGAAGGCGCCCCGACGAAGGGCCTGGGCAGCAAGGGCCAGATAGGACCGGCCGGCACTGGTCCCGCTGGGCGTCCCGTCGGGGATCTGGATCGTGACCGACCAGGCGCCTTCAACGTAGCTCCACGACTGCGGACGGACTGCGGACGCGCCCAGGGCAGGCTCGTAGCCCCTCTTTTGAAGAAGATAGGCGAAGGGCTGGAGGCTTGGGTCCGTGCAAGCGAACCAGCGGTCCAGGCCAACACCTTCCCCGGTCGCCGGTATCCAGACGTCCAGTATCAGCGACTGGTGGACGCGCTGACCGCTGTAGAGCTGCTGTCTAAAGGAAACGGGCCAGGGCATTAGAAGACCCGGAAGCTGGAGGACTGGACCGTTTCACTGGTCGCCTGTCTGGTGTCCTGGAAGCTGCTGGACTGGACCTGCTCTTCGATGGTCAGCCCGCCGGCTTCGCGCTGATTGTTCGCCGTTGCCAGAAGTCCCTGCGCTTGCGCCTCGACTTCGTGAGGCAGCTCGACCAGCGTCAGGTCCAGCTCGTAGATCACCCCAGGGAAGCGGGAGTCATCCAGCCAGCGGGCGCCGCTGTTGGCCCCGGCTGCGTCCAGGTAGAGGACTGGGAAGGTGTACTGGGGACGGATCAGGGCGCCGGATGGGGCTGTATAGAATAGGTTGGTACTGAAGGTCAGCTTGTGACCCGTCCCGCTGGCTACCTGTCCGGTGCTCATCTTGACCCGCTCGTACCGGAGGGGCTGGGTCGTCTGGATGGTCAGCTCGGTGTCTGCTTGGAGGACTACGCCGGAGGTATAGGGCAATAGGTTGGAGTCCGTGTATACAACATTGACCCCGGACAGCGAAGAGCGGACCAGGACGGACAGGTACGCCAGGTCGGAGTCCAGACAGAAGGCGATCCGCCCGCCGTACCGGAGATGACTATCCAACGTGTGCAGGTCCCGGATCGTGTTGGGATGGTTCGCTGTCGTATAGCGTCCGCGAATTGTGACCAGGCGCCCACCGCCCCGGTCCAGTCTGGTCATGGTCAGCCCTTCGGCGTCGACGACGTCCCGGAACTGCGAAACGTGGACGGCGGACACGTGCGGCAGATTGATCGTGCGGAAGGAGCTGGAGCCGTCCGGATACCAGAAGATTTTGGGGGTTCCCATCAGTTACGGCCCCTCAACCCGGTGTCCGGGTCTGTAAACTGGGCGAACCTTCGCAGGAAGGCGTCCTGTGTTCCATCGTCGACGCCCAGAGCATTGACCACGACGGAAGCTTGCGACTGGGACGCCGTCGGCGCCCTGCTGATTGCCAGCCGTGTTGCCCCATCTGCACGGGCCAGCCGGCCGGCGGTCGCGGCCCTTGCGGAGCTGGAGGACCGGCTCCGTCCTGTCGCCCGTCGGATCAGTCCCGCCGTGATTGCTGCGGATGGGCTGGAGGTGGCCAGGAAGTCCCCAGCCTGGGACAGTATCTCTCCAGTATCTAAGCCCAAGCCTATCCCGTCGTCCGTCCGCTCTGCGGACAGTCCCGGGATGCGGTCCAGTAGACGGGCGAAGACCTCCGCCATGGCGTCCGCGATGGCGTCCGGGAGCACTTCGGCCAGCTGGACGACGAACTCTGGGAAGACATCCAGCAGGACCTCCGGAAGTGCTTGCAGTCCGGCGATCAGCTGCTGACCCAGCTGGTCCAGCTTGTCCTCCACACCCTGGGCGCCCAGCGCCCCCAGTGCAGACAGTCCGGAGATGATGGCCCCGGCCGGCCCCAGTGCCCCCAGTGCAGCGGTCGGACTCGACAGCAGCCCGATAGCCTGTCCAGCGCCCGCCCCGATACCGGACAAGCCAGCCTGGAAAGCGCCCGCCCGGGGATCTGGACCGACGACGGCCCCAGCGCCCTGGAGCGCGGCCAGCCGTTGGCGGACTTCTATCTGACGCTGGAGCAGGTCCACGCGCTCCTGGAGTGCTGCGGACCGCTCTGCAAACGGCGCGTCCAGGTCCACGCCCAGCCCCGTGGCGCCCGGACCAGTCCGGAAGCCTGCAGCCTCGAAAGCTTCGGCCAGAGACATGACCGCTTCCGCCTGCTGCTCGATTGCTTCGGTGACTTGCGTGGTCGTCGTGACGGCGCCGGTTTGAATGTCGGACACCGTCCGCAGATTTTCGGCGTAGCGCTCCTGGGCGATCCGGAGGTTGGACAGGGCGTTGGCTTCCCGGTCCACGATGGACGCCAGCCGGTCCCGCTCGTCGCGGATCAGCTTCAGCTGGACCAGCTCCGTCTGACTCGACTCCCGGAAGGCTTCGTCCCCCATCCGCTCCCGCGTCCGCTGGAGCCGCTGCTGTTCCTTCTCGAATAGCTCTTGCTGGGCTTGGGCTTCCTGCTCTGCCAGCCGGACCGACTCCTGCTGCTGTTGGATCTGCTCCCGGTACAGGTCGGCCGCAGTCTGGGCGGCACTGTTGGCATTGAATTGCGCTTGTGTGATCTCGCCAGTCGCCAGCGCAGCCAGGAGCGCAGCCTCCTTTACCCGGGTATGGAGCTGGGCCATTGTGGTGGCACGCTGGGCGCTGACCTCCATAGCCTGGTTTGCGGCGTCCAGACGCTGCTTGAGGATCAGATACGCACCGCCCAGCGCTCCCGCAGCCACGGCGACCGGACCCAGGACGCGGAGCAGCGACCCGGACAGCCCGCCCGCAACCTCCAGACCGTCTGCAAAGTCGTTGACGACCCGGGCGCCCTCCTCGAGCGCTGGATTGATGCGCCCCAGGACTCCGCCCAGTCGTCCAGCTGCGGTCCCCACCTTCCCGGCCCGGTCCTCCATGCGACGGAGTCCGCGCTCCGTTCTGTCGGCCTGGTCCTCCAGTACCCGCAAATTCGGGACGCTGTCGGCGGTGTCCGTGCGGACAGTGTGGGTATAGACCGCCACTACATCCCCCCAGTCAGCGGGATATTGAAGGCAATCAGCGCCTTCTTTTGTTGCAGGTTCGTTACTGCATCATCGAAGAGGGCCAGCCCGGACAGCCTGCACGCCGTATCTACAAGCGCAGCCGCCCAGGTCCCTGGGGTGATCCCCAGCATCCCAGACGGGCTTGTCGAATATCTGCGGGCTTGTCGGTCCATATGCGCGCATTGCTCCTCATCAGCGACGAAACGGGCCCCAGAGTCCGGCTACCTCCTGAGCCGGCGCCAGAGCTGCGGACATGATCGCGGCCAGTCCATCAATACGCAGGACACGCTCCAGGCAGAGCCGGACGCCGTCTTCGTCGTCGCCCTCTTCGTCGTCGGTGTCTACCCAGGTGATCGGGTGCCAGGTGTCTGGGTCGTCCAGATCCTGGACGTGCGTAACGACAGCCCGGACGACCCGCTGGCTCTTCTGCAGGGTGTCGGCCAGCGTGTCCAGCCGTTCCTGCTCCGACTGCTTCCGGGCCTCCAGCTCCGCAGCGGCCAGTCCGTCCAGGTCCTCCGGCGCCGGCTTCCGGGCGCTGTCGATAAAGCTGTAAAGCGTGGTCAGCAGGATACCCAGGCGGGCAGCTTCCGCAACCCCGATATAGCGGACCTTGAAGGCAAGCCGGACGGAGCCCAGGTCCTGATACGCCACGGCGCTGGATGCGTCCTGGATGCGGCTGAACATCGACGAGCCGGCCGGCCGGCTGGCCTGTTGTCCTGGGTCAGTTTGCATCATGACTGGAGCTCGCGTTCTGGACGGCGATTGTGATGGCTGCGTCTACGGCGTCATCGTGTAGCGTCCACGTCGGGCGGACGATCACGCGACCAGACCCGGACAGGGGTGGCGCGGGCATATCGGTTAGCTTGGCGTTGCGACAGGTGAAGGCATAGTCCTGGTTCGCGCTGTCGCCCGTTGCGCTAAATGTCAGGTCGCTGGAAGTTTCCGACAGGTGGGCAGTATAGAGGGCGTCCGTAGCGGTCCCGACGTGACGGAGTCCGACCTGGACCGTAACCAGGCGCTCGTTGCCCTGGTCCACGTCGGTCGCGTAGTAAGAGCCCATGTCCCCGACGTCGGAGACGGCGTTATCAAAGCTGACCGTCACTTCCTGGGCGGTGTAGTTGGCGCTGTTCCAAGTGAACTCAAACGGGATGCCGGACGCGCTGTTGTCCAGGTGTCTGGAGTAGACGGCCCGGGTCACCACGGAAGCGCCGAAGGTGGGAGTTGCAGCAGCGCCGAAGCCGTCCGACTTGTAGCCGATAATATCCAGCTCGAGGAAGGCGACGGCGGACCGACGGAAGCGGATACGGCCCCCGGCGATGGCGCAGCCGGTCAGCAGCTCCCGCTGGCCGGAAGTGCCGATAATCTTTTCAATCGTCAAATACTCCGGCGGGACGGTCCCCAGGGTGTATGTGTGCGTGTATGGAGCAGACCCGCCCGTGGTGGCGACGGCGCCCAGGAGCCCCTTCAGAAGTATCCCCACCCCGGTGTATTGGAGCGGGACCACGATTGTCCCGGTGACCTGCTTGGCGCTGATATGCGACACTTGACGGGAGCCGCCCCAGACCGCTTGAAGGACCGGGAATCGCTCGTAAGTCGCCGTTTCTGTGAACTCAGCGCTCTGGACCTCCAACCAGTTGGTCCGGGATACGGCGGTCCCTCTTGTGGACTCGACGCCGATCCCAATTGCTGTCTTGAATGGAAGAGTGGAAGCCATCTCGGGATCTCCTATGCGTCGTCCTGGTCACGGACCTGGATCAATAGTCTACCCTCTACGACTTGGCGCGTTGTGGTCGTGCTGTCGTCGGGGAGCTTAGTTGTTGCTTTTACGATCAGGGTGTAGTCCGTCGCGTCGGTCCCGCCGGACACCACGACCCGGACGAAGGCGGTACCAGCGAAGCGGGTTGCCGCCTCGACTTCGATGGACGCCCCAGACCCGCCGGACACGCTGGACACCTCGACGAAGTCCAGCTCTTCGAACTCCAGGCGGTCGTTGTACCGGCGCTGCATCCGGCGGAGGACCGGGCTGAAGTCGAACCAGTAGGCGCGGCGGGAGCTGCTGGACTTGGAGCGCCGGTTGTCCGGGGTCGTCCGGTCCGGGGTAGGGTCACCGACCACCACCACCTCCGCTTGCTGCTCTGCGGTCAGGTAGCCGGACAGCGGGGACGTTGTGGACGCGGTGATGGATGCGTCTGCGGCGTCTGCATCCCCGACGTAGATCCAGAGCAGATTGATACTGGACGCTTCCGCTTCCCAGGTGTTGGTCCCGCCCTGGCCGTATATCTCCAGCGTTCCGGTCCGGCTGGCGTAGGTAAAGGACGCCCAGTCATAGTCCACAAGGGTGATCCCATCGGAGTCTGTGACCCGGATGTCATTGCCGGAGGACTGGATCAGCGACCAGAACAGATCCAGCGTCTTCGGGATCGTCACGGTGACGTCTTTGTCTGTAGATGCGCCCAGGGCGGACGCATCCACGGCGATGGGAAACCGTGCTGCAAAGGGAAGGGTGCTGCCGGACAGCTTCAGCCAGGCCATCTTATCGACCTCTGATGTATCGAAGGGTGATCAGGACGTCCAGGCTACACGGCTGGGACTGGGCGTTGGGCTGGGAGGCGAAGCGGGGGATAAACTGGACGTCGGTGACGTCCAGCACATTGACCGCGCCCAGGGCGCCCCCAGGCAGGAGCGCAGCGTCCAGGGCAGTCATTACGTCCGCCTCGATGGTGTCCAGCTGCGTCTCCCGGGAGCTGTTGGTCCGGTCGGCGCTGTCAGCGTAGACAGTCAGCGCATAGGTCCGCTCCGACAACCATCCGCCCAGGGTGGCCTGATCCGCACGGGCATAGCTGGCCTGTCCTCTCCAGACATAGGCCTGTTGGCCGGCCGGCCGGCTGCCCAGGGGCTCCATTCCGTGAAAGGTGCTCCCGGACAGGTCCAGGGCATAGGGGACGACGCCGTTGATGCTCTGGAGCATAGACACCAGCGCCCCGCGTACCTGGGCCGGGGTCGTCATCGAACATCCAGAGACAGCAGCGGGCGCAGCTCTGCGGCCAGGGCGTTATCCAGCTGGTCCAGGGCGTCTTCCAGTGCTGGCTGAAGGTATGGGCGTTTGGGGATGCGGACGCGGCGGACCTTGCGCCAGCCTCCGTCCGGCAGCTGGAAGACCAGCCACGGCCGGCCCTCGATGACCCCGCCGATCTCATGGATGCGGGCATAGGGAACCCCGCCCTTCCCGGCGCCCAGGGTGCCCGTTACCCGGCTTCCCGTCGTGTCCACAGTGTGGAAGATTGAGCGGGCCAGCCGGCCGGTCCTGCGCTGGAGGACGGCGCCGGTCGCATTGCGGACTGCACGGCGCTCCGCATCGGCCAGGACGTGCTCCACGGCGTCGGTCACCGCTTCCTGGAAGTGTCGGCGGGCATACCCCAGATCCAGGGGAAACTGCTGGATAGGACGGCTCACGGGATGTAGCTCCCGGGCAGTCTGTAGGGCTCCAGCAGCTGGGCAACGTGCGCCGGGACGGTTTCATCCCGATAGGCAGTATTGAGTCCGTCCGGCGTGGATGCGGTCGACACACCACGACGGTCCCGCAGGTCCAGGAGATGGAGGACCATCTCAATAGCCGCTGTCTCCAGATCCGCAGGGACGGAGCTGAAGCCGGCGGTACAGATGACCCGGACGGCGCGGTCCGTGTGACTCCATCCGCCGTGGACGGCGTCGACCTTCAAGACGATCCGCTCCCCGTGGTCACCGCGCTGGACGTAGTCGCTGGAAGCGACCAGCTCCGCCGACGTATAGACTTCGTCGGGGTCGTCGTGGATGGATGCAATCGCGGTCACCGGGTAGGGGTCGATCTCCAGCACACGACCGGAGATGACGCGCAACGACGGCGTCCCGCTGTAGAGGGTATAGGATGCACTCTCCAGCGATGGAGCAGCCCCAGCGGACGCTGGGGGGTATCCACAGAACCGGGCCAGGGCGACGTCTGCACGGGCGATCAACGCTGACAGCACCGACTCCGATGCTGTCAGGTTGGGTGCCATTGCTGCGACGTTGGCCGCGCTGGTGAGTGCCACGGTCAGACCTCAGTTCAGAAGCTTGTAGACCAGAACAACAGACAGCTCGTAAGCCGGACCCGTGCCAGCCTTTGCCACGGCGAAAGTTACAGCGTCCCCGGTGTCCAGCTCCCGCTCTTCGCCGTCCAGCGCGGTCAGGATCGTCTGGGCCTCAGAAGCGCTTGCAGACAGCGCACCGCCGGCCACATTGGTCTGACGGGTGAAGATGTCCTGGCTGTTCTGGGTCGCGGTGACCGTGATGTTGTTGCTGTTGTCAGCAGACACAGCGGTCAGGTTGGCGATGTAGGCGCGGACAATCGTTCCCTTTTCAGTGTAGGGCCAGATCACGACAGCGCTGTCCGTGGCGTCGGTGCCGGACATGACTGGACTGACCAGAACACGCTCTTGAATACTCATGGTGATACTCCAATGTGTGCGACACCCCGGCCGGCCGGCCGGCTGGTCAGGGTGTCAGGATTGATCAGGACAGCCAGTTGTAGCCGAAGCGGGCGACAGCTTCCGAAGAGCCGGACACCGTCTTGAAGCAGCGACGGAGGGTAGCCACGACGTGGGTCCCGCCCGTCTTGATGTCCCGCTCCATCTCCACCAGGTTGCCCCGGCGCTGGTAGTGGAAGAATGCGGAGCGGTCCACGGCGATGGCACCGGAGAGGGCGCCGGAGCCGGTGTAAAGACCCGTCGCGGCCAGGTCAGCGGACAGGAAGCGGGACACGATGATGGGGTGCCCGAAGACGGACGCCAGCTGGCCGGACAGGAGGGTTGCGCCCTGTCCCAGCTTGTCCAGGGTCAGGACGTTGGAGTCTGCCAGGAGCTTCTGGTAGAAGACCTCCGGGCTAACGATGATTGCCAGCTGCGATGCAGCGCGCTCCCCCATCCCGCCGATCAGGTCGGTCATCAGTCCGGTGACGGTCTGAGCGCTGCCCATGTCCACGGTCTGGGAGCGGTCCGCAGCCAGGGCACGAAGACCCAGGAAGATGCGGCGGTGATCCGCAGCCCCGCCCAGTCCGGAGGCGCCCCAGCGGGAGCGGATGTTCCAGGAGCTGATCGCGTCCTGGTGTGTCGCGGCGGTGTCACCGTTGATCATGGCGTCTTCATAGCCGTCATTCAGGGCGTCCACGACCAGACGGCGGACCAGGGGCTCCATTGCAACAACGGCGTCCTCTGCATCCATCTCGTCGTACACGACGCGCACGGCCCAGTTGGTGACCGTGATCGTGGTTTCAGAGGTCACCGGGGTGGAGCCGGTGTAGTTGGTCGGGTCGTCGCTGGAGATGGCGTTTCGCTTGTAGGGACGAACGCCGGTCGTCAGCTTGGGCTGGAGCATCGTCGCGTTCGGCATATCGACGATCCCGAAGAGCTGGGCGACCGCGTTGGGGACCTGGAACTCTTCGTAGATGCTGGGGAAGGTTCCGTCTGGAATCCACTCCGCACCGCTTCCGGCGGTGTCGGTGATCGCCTTCTCGATTGCGCCCCGGATGCCCTGGGGAGCACGATGGAGCAAGGACAGGATCTCGGCGTCCGTGCGGGGGGTGGCCGGGTTCTTTGCGACCAGGCGGACCAGGGACCGACGCTCAACGGCGCTCTGGAGCTCGCGGTGCCAGTCGGTCAGGACGGTTTTGTCGTCCAGCAGCCCGGGCTGGTCAATCTCAGCGACACGCCCGCCGAACTTAATCCGACGGACACCGCTCTTGAGATGGACCCGGCCGCTGTCGTCGGTGTAGCGCTGGATCAGCTCCCGGTCTGGGGTGCCGACTGCGGTACGCTGGGCGGGACGGGCCTGACCTTCCAGGACGCTCTGGAGCTTTGCAGACAGGTCAGACACGGCGCGCTGGGTCGCCACCTGGTCGCCAGCGGTCCGGGTCAGGACGGCGCTTGCTTCTTTCAGGTGCTCCCGGAGCGTGGACTCCGTGATCTTGTCTGGAACGGACAGGCTCTTGGTTTCTTCATTGCCGAACATACCGGCTTACTCCTTCAGAAAGGGCAGACCGGTGGCCTGCGTTGGGGACTCTTGAAGCCATGACAGGGCGTCAGGCTCCGGGGGAGAAGTTACGCCCAGCAGCGCCCGCAGGCGTCGTCTGTTTGTGGCGTTGGCAAGCAGCGCCCGCAGCTCTTCGTCTGCGGCGGTTGCACTGGCAGCAATCAGGGCGGACCCGTTGGCGGGGACCGGGGTAATGGAGAACTCCACCAGCTCATTGTCTGAGGCGACGATCCCGAAGGACTTGGGATCGTAGCGTGGATCGTCCTTCGGCAGCTCGGACCGGTACTGGACCGCCCCAGGGAAGAAACCGACGGAGCCCGCATTGATGAAGCCCCGTTGGATCTTGCCGGCGACCTCTGCGGCAAACGGGTCAGCCAGGTCAAACTCCATCTCAATCTCCAGCTGGCCGTCCACGACTTCGACGGCGGTTGCTCGAGCAATCGGCGGGCGGGTGCTGTCGTGGTTCCAGAGGATCACGGGGTTCCGCTTGTAGCTGTCCAGGTGCCAGGACTGCTCCACGACGTCGCCCATCCGGTCTACCTCTGCGGTAGATGCGACGAAGCGGAAGACGGACTGGATCAAGGGCTCTTCTTCGTCTGCGGCCAGCTGTAGGCGCTTCAAAGTGACCCCGACATTGTGGCGCACGTCGGCCTCCTTTGCGGCGACGTGGCGCCGGCTCTGTTCTTTCTCTTCTTCGTCGGCCGCGTCCATTTGGCGCCCGATTTTATCCGCCCAGCTCCGGCCAGGGTCACCGAACCAGGCTGCCCAGGCGACCCGCCCCGGGCTGGGGTATCCAGGCTCCCCAGGGTTGAAGCCTTCCCCTTCCTGGTCGGACTCATGGCGGGCAAACCACGCCCGCATCCGGCGCGCTTTCTCGAAGGTGATGTCCTCGCCGTTGGCGACCTTGCGCGCCCAGACCTTCGTGGACTGGACCATGCCATCCCCGGCCAGTCCCTCTTCAATCCATCGGACGGCGCGCTCTGCTTCTTCGACCATGCCAGCGGTTGGCGTAAAGTCAATGTGATCGTATTTGGTCGGCGTCGGGCGGGTGATCAGGCTCTTAAGGTCCTCTTCGGTGACAGCCCGATAGAAGCAGCGGCATTGCGGATGCCTGGGCAGCTCGGGACCGTCGTGGCTTCCGTCTGGGGCGACCAGATAGACCTCGTCGTGCTCTGGGCCGCATATCTCGCAGACCCGTTCATCCACGGCGGTCTGGTACCGGACAGCATAGGGAACGGCCCGCTGCTGGAAGGGTAGGACGTTGCGGACCTCCGGCTCCGGCTCCGCAGCTGCGGCCGGCTGGCTGGCCGGCTGGAGCATGGTTTCGTCTATTTCGGTGAAACCCTCAACCTGTAGCGCCGCGATGGGCTCCAGGCCGAACTTTTCAACCAGTAGAGCCGCCCGTGTCATCCGGTCCGTCCGGGACTCCTGGAGGGCTTCGACGTTGCTGGTATCGTGTGCGACCCGGTCCGATACCCGGCCCATCCTGACGGCGACGACAGATAGCGCGTCCTCGACCAGTGCGATCAAGCCAAGCAGGTTCTGCCAGTAGATTCTGTTCTGTTGCTTCGCCGTGGCGAAGTTGGCGCTGGGCAGGAAGAGGCGGACGTAAGCCACGCCGACAACGGCCAGGATGGACGCCCGCGTCCAGTCCCGGGCAGCGCTGAACTCCATGTCCCGGGCGTTGAAGGGCAGCTGGGTAATATCGACCGGCCCGCCGATGGGGACGATGCCGGTTCGGTTGGCGTGCCTCTGGATGGATGCAACCAGCTTTTCCAGCACGTCGGGACGGATGCTTGCGCCGTCCTTCGGGCTGATCGTCATCGTAGGCTGACCGCGTCCGGCTTCGTCTCTCCAGCGCTGGCTGGCCGCATACTCCCCGGTCAGCTCCGTCTCCAGGACTTCAATGACACCCTGTCCGTAAAGACTCTGCGGCCCGTCCCGGTAGCTGGTCTGCCGGACGTGGACCACGTCGTCCGGGCTGTAGTCTGTAGAGACGCCCTCTTCGGTGTAGCGGTACGCAGCGACCCCGCCGGAGCTGGAGGGGATGATCTGGACGTGCTCTGGATGGAGCCGGACCAGACTGGTCACCGACGAACCCCGCCCCAGGATCAGCGCAAAATAGTTGCCGGTCAAGAGCAGGTCCACGATCATCTGCCGGCGCCACAGTGTCGGTCCGGTATTCGAGGTCGGGCGCTCCATCAGCCGCAGGAAGGGGTGACGCTGCACGGCCCGGTTCCGGTCACCGACCAGGCGCCGGACCTGAAGCGGTAGACCGGCGATGTCCGTGGCTACGGCTTCCACGGCCGCATAGATCCAGGGGAACTTGCCGAACGCGCTCATGGAGTTGACGGCCGGATAGGGCTGCTGGACGCCGACTTCCTGACTCCATGCGTGTCCGTACCTGATCTGTTCCGGCTCTTCGACCACTTGGAGCCGGCGGATGATCCAGCGCCAGCCCTCTGCGATGCGGTCCGCGATTGTTCGGGATTGACTCACAGTAGACCGGATAGCCCAAACAAACCCGGATAGTCAAGGGGCTGTCTCTGCCCTCTTCGCCGTATTCGTCGGGGTATCCGGCCGGCCGGCCGGTGATGTTCAGCGATAACGGTCGGGGCCCCCTACACGCCAGTCAAAGAGCGCCCCGACCGGGGAACATCCCCAGTCAGTCTATCACGGCCGCCCGCTGGAGTAGCGACTGGAGCCGGTCGTGTGCTTTGCTGTACCCGACCCGGGCGCCGTCCACCTCTTCGTCTGAGCCCATGAAGAGCGCATTAACGTACTGTCTATGCATCTCTTCGCTGGAGTATCGGGCGGCTAGGATGTCCAGCCACAACCAGCCCACGTCATTGTCCAGCGCTGCGGCGACCTCGGACAGCTGCTGGAAGTGTCCGGCGTCATACAGGGACCGGAGGGCTGCGGACATCGTGGACTCCTGGGGTGACTAAAATAAATATCAGAAAGTGATGACGGCTCGTTTAGTGACTGTTATAAATATCAGGCAAGCAAGCAAACCCAAACAGGAGCAAACCATGTCCGACCAGACCACCGACCTCACACAGAAAGCGCTGGACACCCTGCAGTTTTTCGGCTGGGTAGTCGTCGAAGAGAAAGAGCACACGCTGACCGTAGCAGATGACCACTCTGGTCCCTACATCACCAGCTACTCTTCTCTGAACTCCGCAGCCCTCAGTGCTGACCAGCGCCAGGACATCCTGGACAGCGACGACCCTGAAGCCAGATACGACGCGCACTGCGACTGGTGTAGCGACTGGGACGCCTGGGAGCAGTAGAGCCCACCCCGACAGCCCCACCCTGACAGCCCGCCCCGCCCCGCCCTCCCCGGCGGGGTTTCCTGCGTTCAGACGACCCACTGGGGAGACAGGGACAGGTAGTAGACCAGATACCGGAGACAGTCGGCCAGGTGGTCGTCCTTCTTGTGGATGCTTCCGTCCGGCTTCCGTCTGTAGAGGTTCAGCTCCCGCAGTAGC